CCCAGCTCAGTCAGCAGCAGGTGCGCGCGGCATCGGGCCTCGAACACCTGCCGCTGCGTTTTCCAAAGGTCGCACCGGCGCCCGGACTCCGTAGCGGCGTCGGCCTCCACCACCAGCAGGGTGTCGACTTGCGCGGGCTGGGTGGAGAGTTTGTAGATGCCGGCCACGGTGGCGTCGCTGCTGACGATGGGCAACAGGCCCACGCCCAGCGCGGCGGCGCTGCTGGCGGGCAGGCCGGTGGCCAGGCCGCTGGTCTGCACGCTCCAGTTGCGGCCATAGCCCAGCTTGGCGGTGGCGGCCACGGGGGGGCGTTCGGCCACGCGCAAGCTGTGTTCGTCGAAGTCCTGCGCGGCAACCAGCACCGGCGTGCCCGGCGGGGGAAGCTCCAGTTTGACCAGGCGCAATTTGCCCAGCGTGGTGACGACCACTTGCGCACCCACGCTGGCCGCCAGTTCCTGGCACACCTGCAGCACGTTGGCGCGGTCGCTCAGCCACAGGCCCACGGGCTGCGGGTGCGCGCCGGCAAAGGCGCTGAGGTTGCTCGCATCCAGGTCTCCGCTGCCAAAGCGGGTGGTGGATGGCCCGTAGTTTTGCACGATGTGCTGCACCAGCGTGCTGATGTTGGCGCTGTAGGTGCCGCCCGGCTTGGCGCCCTGCACGTCGGCGGTGATCTGACCCACGGGCGCGGCGGTCAGGGTGAAGGTGCCTGCCGCCAGGTTGCTGGTGTAGGTGGTGATGGGCGCGCCGTTGTCGCGCACCTCGATCAGGCGCTCGGCAGCGCCGTTGTGGTACTGGAACGTCAGGGTGCTGGGCACCGTGAGCAGAGGGCTCACGTTGTGGCACTCGCCGAAGGCCAGGGGCAGCAGGCGGTCTTTGTTGTCGGTGGCACCGCCCAGCACGGCCTCGGTGACGGGGTTGTTCAGGCGCTGCAGCTTGTCGAGCAGACTCAGGTTCAGCACCTCCGCGTCGCGCGCCAGCAGGTCTCCCACCACGCCGTCGAAAATCAGGCGGAAGTCGGCGCGCACCCAGCGCGGGTCGCCCATGTAGACGCGCACCTGCCGATTCGCCCAGACATGGGCCAGCCAGGCGTCGCGCACGCCGCCGGTGTTGTCGATCTCGATGTCGCCGTAGCTGATGCTGGCGGTGCCGTCCAGGCTCAAGGTCTCGGCAAAGCTGACGCCCCCGGTGATGCAGGCGACATAGGCGGTGCTGGCCGGGGTGTCGCTGCTGGCGGTGACGTAGTTGCGGTTGCTCAGGTACAGCGTGGTCTCGGAGCCGCCGATGCGCGCCACCACTTCCACCAGCGCGCAGCGGATGCAGTCGGCGCTTTGCAGCCAGGCGAGGAAAGCGGCGTCGGTCATGCGAGGGCCGTCCGTTCCTTCAGCCGCGCGGCGTGCTGGGCCTTGCTGGCGGCCTCCACCGTGGCCTGCGTGATTTGCTGGGTGTTGCGCTCTGTGGCCATCGCGCCGAGCTGGTGGCCGGCGTTGTTTTGCTCGCGCAGGCGGCTGACCTCGGCGCGCAGCGCCTTGATTTCCGCCACCAGGGCGTCATTGGGCGGCGCGTTGCGGTTGTAGCGCGCAGGGATGATGGCCTCGCCCCGGTGGATCTGCGCCACCATGTCGCGCGGCACGTAGTTGGTGCCCTGCTCGAAGGCGGGCAGGTTGTGCGAGACGGCCCAGGACAGCGAAGAGCCAGCGGCAAAGCCCATGGCGGCGTCCAGCTCGGCACTGCCCACACCGTTGGCCACGGCGGCGTCGTACAACATGCGCGCCCCGCTATCGTCTTGCGGCAGGGTGGCGGCGTAGCCTCGGATCGACTGCACACGGGGCAGCGTGGTGGCGCCGGCGTTGATCAGAGGGGCCAGCGCGGCGGCAATGTCGGCCGGCAGGCTGCGCATCAGGTCCGCCACCTCGTTTTGGCCGCCCAGACTGGCGCCCAGGTCGTCCAGCGCATTGGCCACGCTGGCAAACACACCACCCGAATAGCTGGCCGGGTCGTACTCGCGCGCCAGGCTCAGGTAGGTGTCAGCCACGCCCTGCAGGTTGCTCAGCGCGGCCTGGTCTCCGCCTCGCGCCTTGCTCAGCGTGCTTTGGTACTGCGCCAGCGCCTCGGCCACCTTCTGCCCCGGCGTGAGGGTGGAGAGATCGCCGGTTTTCAGGCCCTGCACGTAGTCGCGCAGGCGTTGTCCATACTCCAGCAGCGTCTTGGCGTTGTCGATGGCAGTTTCCTGCGCCGCCTCAGCCAGTGGCGTCAGCTCGGCCACCACCCCGGACAGACTCAGCAGCGCGGCATAGGTCTCCTGTCCGCTGGCGGTGGCGAGGTCTTGCGCCTCGACCAGCTTGCGGAAGTTCTCGCGGGTGGGCTCGGTGATCAGCTTGTTGAACTGCGCGGCGCTGTCGGCAAAGGCGCCGCCGCCGGCCAGGTCTCGCAGGCGGGTGTTGAGGGCGCCGAGCTTGGCGTCGAACTTCTCCTGCTCGGAATAGAAGTTTTCGTAGTAGGCGCCCAGGCTGGCGCCGAAGGCCTGCAGGCCGCCCGAGGCGTTGATGATGTTGAGCACGGCGTCGCCGCTCAGGCCGGCGAACACCTTGACGCTGGCGCCCAGCGATTGCAGGACCGCTTGCGTCTGGTTGATTTCAGACACCACTTTGGACAGGTCTTCGAGCGAGGCGGATGCGCCCAGCTTGCCCAGCATCTTGTCGGCCCATTCTGGCAGGTCGATGCTGTCGAGCGCGGCGCGCACGTCGGTGCTGATGGCGGCCAGGTACTCCGCGGATCCGGCCGCACCGTCCGAAAACACTTCACCATGCCCTGCGTATCGGCTCCAATCGGTCAGGGTGGTATCAAGATGTTTGATAACCAAGGCGCCCCATGCGCCGTCCTTGCTTGAGTCGTCAGCAAACGATGTCGCTGCCTCGTATCCCGCGGTCTTGCCAAAGGCAACTGCCGTCGAGTCAAGTATCCCGACGATGCCCTGAACTATCTGCGTCGTCATCTGACTGGCTGAGTCGCTGTACGTAAGGCCTGTGTACCCGCCATCGAAAACATCGCCTGCAGCGGCAGACTTCAGGCCACCCGATGCGCTGTACCCGGACCCCCCTCCAGTATGTGGAGTGCCGCTGTGGTCGAGGCTCTTGGCGATCATGTACACGGCAGCGACGGCGGCCAGGTACGGGGCGGCTGTCATGAGGCCCTGCAACACCGGGGCCATGGCGCCGGCCATGCCACCGGCGGCGCTGGCAGTCATGGCCAGGCCCTCGGCACCAAAGACGCCGGTCTGCGCGGCCAGCATGGCGGCCTGCGAGCCGGCGGCGAGGCTGCCGCCGCCGATGGCGCCTGCGTAAGCGGCGGTGGAGCCGAACAGGCTGCCGCCGATGCCGGCGAGGCTGCTGAGGTCGCCAATGGAGCCGAGCACGCTGGAGCCGCTGCCGGTGGCGGCGTTGGCCGTGCCGGCGATGCTGCCTCCGGTAAGGCTGCCTCCGGTAAGGCTGGCCCCGATGTTGATGATCCAGCGCTTGAGCGTGAGCTGATACAGCACGTCGATCAGGCCCGCCTTGAGCGACTGGCCCAGCTTCTTGAAGGCGTTGGAGCCGTCGTTGAAGATGTTGACAAACACGTCGTGGGCGGTGTTGTCGAAGGCGTCGAACAGGCTTTGCAGCGCGGCCATGTCGGCCTTGGCCACGCTTGATGCCTTGGCAATGGCGGCGGCGGCGGTGGCGCGGGCGATTTCTTCGTCGCGCTGCGACTGGTCGAAACCGGCGTTGGCGTTGATGGCGGCGATCTGTTTTTTCAGATCCAGCTCGATCTGGTACTGCTCCAGCGCGATGGCGCGGTTGCGCGCGCTCTGGCCGAACAGCGATTGCTCCAGCGCCACCTGCTCGGCCGACGCGGCAATGCCCTGCACGTAGGCGTCCACCGCCAGGCGGCCCTGCTCGCGGGCCTTGCTGGCGGCCACGTAGGCGGCGTCGAGCTCGGCCATCACGTCCAGCTCGGCCTGGTAGGCAGCCACCAGGCGCCGGGTGGCGCGGGCCTGCTCTTCACCGGCGGCGATGGCCTTGAGCAGCCCGTCCACCTTGGCCAGCTGCGCCGCCGACAGGTTTTTGTACTTGGTGCCCAGCTCTTCGGCAAACTGGATGCGCAGTTTTTCGGAGTCGGTGAGCTTGCGTCCGGCGTCCAGCTCCTGCGCCTGCGCGGCCAGCTTCTCGTTGAGCTTTCTGACGAAATCGCCAAAGGCGTCGGCATGCGTGGCGGTAGCCTTGGCGGCGGTGTAGTTCTTCTTGGCCAGCTCTTCCACCAGGCCGACATACTCTTTCTGGGTAAGGTTGCCGGCGCGGTAGGCGTCGTTGAGCTTTTTGAGCGTGGGCAGGTAGTCCTTGTCCACGCCCATGAGCTTGGCCTTGATGTCGGCCAGCTCTTTGGCGTCTTTGGCCTGTTGCTCGGCCAGCGCCTTCATGGAGTTGTCTTCCATGGTGCGGTGACTGGGGCCGCTGGCGGCGAACTTGTCTTTCTCGCTGTTGGCAGCCTGCAGCCAGGCCACGGTTTCCTTGAGCTGGGCAATGCCGCGGATCAGGAACGTGTTGGTTGGGTCTTTGCCCAACAGGGCCTCGAACTCGCGCAACTGCTCCTGCGCGATTTTCAGCTCGGTGGCCTGGTCTTGCACGTTGTAGGTGATGGCGTTGAACGGGTTGGCAAAGCGCAGCAGCGCGCCGCCGGCCGCCGCCATCTGGCCCAAAAACCCATCACCGCCCTTGCGCGCGGCTTCCATGGACTTGGCCACGTCGCCCGTGGCGTCGGCCAGGATGGCCATCTGGCCCGCCATGAAGCTGCTGACGCCGGCCTCGCCCACGTTTTGCTTGAGCTGCAACCAGGCGTTGTCGAGCCGGTTGACGTTGGCCGCCAGCCGGGTGGTGGACTCGTCGAGGTTGCCGGCCAGCTCGCCCTTGAGGGTGGCGGCAAACTGCGCCAGGCGCTCGGGGCCGACTTGCCCCATTTCCAGCAGCTTGGACAGCTCGCCCGTGGTCACGCCCATGCTGTCGGCGAAGATCTGGAACGCCCGCGGCAGGCGCTCGCCCAGCTGGCCGCGCAGTTCTTCGGCCTGGATCTGGCCCTTGGAGACCATCTGGACCAGGGCGCGCATGGCGCCTTCGGTTTCTTCCACGCCCAGGCCCATGACCACACTGGCCTGGGCGATGCTCTCGAAAATCTCGCGGGTGGCGCGGCCTTCGAGGTTGGTGCCTTTGGTGGCCGCGGCCAGGCGCCCGTACAGGGGGGCCACGGCGGCAAAGCTGACGCCGAGCTGGTCGGTGACCTGGCGCAGGTATTGGATTTCTTGCGCGGCCTGCGCGCCGCCCATGGCGAAGGCCAGTGAGTTCTTCACCTTGTCGGCCTGCATCTGGGCGTCGATCATGGCCATGGTGACGCCGCCGATGGCGTTCTTGATGGTGATGATGGCCGCGGCCACGCCCCCGCCGATGAAGGCGGTCTTCAGGCCGCCGGCCAGCTTCTCGATGCCGGTGGCGCTGGCGTGCGAGGCGGTCTCCATGTCGCGCAGCGCACCGGCGCCCTTGCGGGCAAACTGGTCCAGGCTGACGCCGGCTTCGCGCAGGGCTTGCAGCAGGGCGCGGTCGTCGGCGCTGAGGGTGACGCTGATGTCGTTCATGCGGCGGCTCCGTGGGGGTCAGTCGCGCGGCTGGCCGCGCGCTGCGGGCTGGGGGTCGCGCGCCAGGGCGCCGAAGACGGCGCGCACCTTGTTGCGCACGGCGCTGCGCTGCTCATCACCGATCGACTCCGACCAAGGAGCCGGCGCGTCGGGGTTGGCCGCGCGCAGGTGCTCGCCCTGCCATGCGGCACTGGCCTGGCGCAGCGCGCGCAGCTGCCAGGGCGGCAGGCGCTGGCCGGTGCCGAGCTGCCAGGCGCGCAGATCCACCCACGACAGGGGCACGCGGCCCATGCCGCCGTGGCCGGTGAGGCCGGCGTCTTGCAGCTGCTGCCAGAGGTGGCGGGCGCCGGACCCAAGATCGGGCATGGGCAACGGCGCGCCGTCGTCCAGCAGCTGCTCGGCGCGGCTGCGCGTGGCGGCCTCGTCAGCCGGCTCCGCGGGCCGGCTGCTGACCGACTTGTGGGCGCGGCGGCTGGGGGCATCGGGCGGGTCCAGCGGGGTGTTGAGCCAGGCGTGCTGTTTGGCGTACTGCGTCAGCTCCGCGCAGACACCGGCTTGAAATTTGCCCAGTCGGCCAGGAAGGATTCGACCTGGCTGGTGATGTAACCGAGCTTGCGGTTGCTGTACAACGCCAGCGCGCCGCCGGGCACAGGAAAATTCTCGATGGCGGCGGTGACGGCGGCGAGCTTTTCGGCGCGCTGCTGGTGTTGTTCTTCGGCGTCGTTTTTGCCCGCCTTGCCGCGCAGGGCGGCCAGGGCGCGGGCTTGCGACGCGGCGGCCACACGGGCCTCGGCGCGCACGAAGACCACGCTGCCGGGGCCGTGCAGCACGATGCGAACCGGCTGCCCACGCCTCAGCATGGGCTGGTTGTTGACGTCGAGCACATCGAGCGTGGCGGTTTCGGAAATCTCGAACTCGGAAAGATCGAAGTCGTCGGGGGTGTCGGTCTGGTTGGTCATGGTGTCCTCGCGGGGAAAGTGGGTTGCACAGGGTTTGCCCGCGCCCACCCCGGCCGCCCCCGCGAAGAGGCGAACCGGGGCAGGCCGGTGCGCGGGTCGCGGTCGGCGGCGCTTACACGCCGACGATCACGATGTCGTAGGTCACGCCGGTGCCGGCGCCGCTGTTGGCCACCTTGAGCTGGTCCTCGGTGCCGGCGGTGACGGCGTAGCCATTGGCGTCCGGCGCCACAAACATGACGGTGCCGCCGGGCTTGACGGCCACGGTGTCGGTGGTGGCGCCAAACGGACCCACCCAGCCGTTGGAGGCCGCACCGCCGACCACCACGTTGTTGGTGTTGCCTTCGGCGGCCTTGACCAGAATGGCCTTGATCTTGGTGAAGGTGAGCGTGGCGCCAAAAACGTCTTGCAGCACGCCCGACAGGTCGAGCGTTTCGTTGGCGCTGGCGGCCAGGGTGCGCTGGTCGGTGAACAGCTTTTGCGCCTGGTTGGCGCCCGTGCCGTCGCTGAAGGCGGCGGCGGTGCTGTACTTGAGGGTCTGCTCCACGCCGCCGAACTCCAGCACGTTGGCGTACTGGGCGGAAATGGCGGCCTTGGCGGTGGCAACAAGGGTGGTGGGCATGGTGGGGACTCCGGTTCAGCGGGTTTTGATCAGGGGGCCAGCACTTCGACCACGCCCACGCCGGTGGCGCTGGTGGTGATTTCCATGTCGATGCTCGCGGATTTCATGTTGTCCACGCTGCCGAACATGGTCTTGAAGCTGGTGACCTGCACCTGCATGTAGTATTTGTCGCCGCCTTGCGCGGTGATCAGCACGGCGTAGTTGGCGTCGCTGGCGGCGGCGGTCTTGCACAGGATCTGGCCGGCGTCGTCGGTATCGAGCGCGAGCTTGAGATTGAGCGCGCCTTCGTCGTAGCTGCCTTTGCGCTTGGCGGTGCCGCGCGTGCCGATGGGGTTGTGCTTGATGACGTTGTACACGCGGCCAAACTCGCCCAGGTCGGTGATTTCACCCACGGTGGTGTAGGTGAGCGCGGAATAACCCGCGCTGTCAAAGGTGGCGGGCACGCCCGCGCTGATCTTGAGGGTGGTGCCGGCGACGGATTCGATGCTCATGATGATGTCCTCTCGGGTTTTCGGTGGGCTGGGGTGAATGGGTTACGCGATGCTGGTGCGCGCGCAGCGGTGTTCAATGTCAAACAGGAGCTGGCCGGCGGCCAGGGCGGTGTCGGCTTCGTCAAAGGTGTTGGCAATGCCGACCGGATCGGTTTTGGTGGCCAGGCCGCCCAGCAGCGGGGTGGCCATGACACGGGAATAACTGGCCTGCACCAGGGCGTCGGCGGCGTCGTCGGCGGTGATGCCGGCCACGTCACGGGCCACGCATTCAATGCGCACGCGGGTGCGCCAAAGGATGCTCTCGTTGGTTTTCATGCCCGTGGGCTGGCTTTCGTCGTAGAACACGAACACCTGGCTGGCCACGGCCTGCGGCATGGGCCGGCGGCGCGCCACGCGCACCGCGCCCGCCCCCAGCGCCGGCAGATCGGCCAGCAGCGCGGCCACGGCCTGGCACAGGGCGAACTGCGCGCTGTTGGCGCTCATGGCGCGCGCTCCAGAAACAGGGTGGTGAGGCCAAAGCCATCGGGCCTGGCGTCGGCCACGATCCAGCTGGCGCCGCCGGCCGTGCACGGCTTGCCCACGGGGGCGGCGGGCACGTCGGCATCGGCCAGCACCACCTGCGGCCGGGCGGACATGGCGCTGACGCCATCGAGAAACACCTGGTCGGCCGGGGCATGGAAGTCGCCCTGCACCACGTCGCCATCGAGCACGATGGCGGCGCCGAACGCCGCCAGGGCGGCGACGTTGGTGCGGGTTTGCAGGGCCTGGAAGTCCATGATGGGCGTGGGTGGCGGCGCGTTCAGGCGGATCAGGTCACGGTGCCGGGCACGCCGGTGAGCTTGACAGCCAGCGTGGTGGCGCCGTTGCCGGCGGCCTCGAACGCGACGGCGGGCGGCCCGCTGACATCCCCGGTGGCGGGCGTGGCGGTGCCGACATCAAACTTGGTGGCGCTGACGTCCCAGATCAGGTGCGAGCCCTGCGGGATGACGGCGGTGGTGACCTTGGGCAGGGTGAAGACGCCCTCGACCGCCACGCTGCCGGTGGCGCCGTTGGCAATGGCCACCAGGGCGACGCCCAGGATCTTGCCGATGACAACCACATCGCCCGCGGCGATGGCGGAGCCGGCGTTGGTGTATTGCAGCACCTTGCCGGGCTGGACGTATTTGCTGGTCATGATTCAGGTTCCTCTCAGTCGGGTGGATGACGGGGTGCCGGGGTCAGGCGCCAGCGTTGGTGACGGCGCCGCGGTAATCGACGGCGGCGATGCCGAAGTCGAGCCGCACTTTCCAGCGGGTGCCGTCCACGGTGAAGCCGGTTTCGGACTCCAGATACGGGGCGTCGTTGCCGTCGAGGAAGGCCACCTCCAGCACCGGGGCTTCGCTGGTGGCCGCAAACAGGTAGCGGCGCGTGCCGGACAGGCGCGGGGTGTCCACGACGTCGCCGAACAGGCCGCGCACGGTGTTGGGCTTCTGCAGCTTGTTGGCGGTGTCGGGGTCGTACTCGGCCATGTTGATGGACTTGGCCGTGCCACCCAGGGCCACGGGCACCAGCAGCGTCTGCGGGCGCAGGTCGAGGTAGTCGTTGGCGCCGACGTTCATCTGGCTGGCCATGGCCACGCGGTCCAGATCGATGGCGGCGGCGCTGAGCGCGGCGGCGGTGGTGATGTTGCCGTGGTTGGCGTGGAAGAGGCTGTAGCCGTCTCCCATGGTGGGGCCGAGGCCGCCGTTGAGCGCCAGCGTAGCGTAGACATCGGACTCCACCGTGCGCTTGGCGGCTCGGCCCAGCATGGCGGCCAGCCCGACGAAGGCGTTGAGGTCATCGTTGATGATGGCCTCGCGGCTGAGGTTGATGATGTTGCCCTTGGTGGCCGCGGTGATGCTGGCCTTTTCGCCGTCGGGGATGGCTTTGCTCTTGAACTCGCCCAGCTCGCCCTTGGCGTCGAGGTTGCCCAGGG